TAATCTTTGATTTAAACTTGCTGGCCATTTATTAATACATTTAAAATACTCAAAGCTTCGTGATAATTTAAAACTTGCTCTCTATTAAACGCACCTTTTTCTAGTGCATAATCTAAAGATTGAGCTAATAAAATCAAAGACTGTTGTTCTTTTGTTAATTCTTTATCGTTCATATTAAACTCCTTCAACTAGTAAAACATCAGACTCATTTAAGTTAAAAGTTTCGGCTATAATTTTAGCCTGTAAATCTTTGTATGTTAAAATTGACCAACTAATAACGTCCTCAATAGGATAAGTAAAATTAACAAGTCGCTTGTCTTCTACACTATCCCAAGCTTTAAAAAAGTGCTTACCACTTAATAAGTTACTTTCTGAAGAATAAACTTTGTATTCAAATCTTAGTAAACCGTCTGTTAATAATTGGTTATCTGTCGCAACCTGTGCAACTGTTAAAACAGGGTTTGTGATTTCATTCCCAAAGTCACTTGTTAAACTTCCTGTAATTTTGTAATAAATTGAATTCTCCATTTTTATATATTTGTTTTTGTTATGCTATTTTAACCGTTCCGCCGTCATTCCATAAATCGCCACTACTTAACCCCGTTGCGCTTGTTGGTAGTGTTAAATTAACCCCGTCGCTTTTAAACAAGTGTTGTGGTGTTGTTGTATTCCATCCTAACGCTAAAGAGTTGCCCGTATTATTTACAAGCTTATTATTAAAATTGGTTGAATCACCGTAACCAATTACAAAGGCACCTATTGCAGTTGCGCTTGTTGCCATACCAAAATTGAAAGTGAAGTTTTTTGTGTTAACATTATCACCACCAAAAGCAAAAGCATAACTTCCATTCAATTGGTTTTTACTACCAAAAGCGTATTGCGTTCCTAGTCCCGTGGTTGTATTCAATCGCCCAAATGCACCGTGGTTGCTACCGCTTAGTTCGTTATCAACACCAACAGCAAACTGCCATATTTTAGAAGTTCCGTTTATATCGTTACCCGTCCCGTAAATGAATCTATGTGTTCCGCTTCCCGTAATTACGTTGCTATTTCCAACTTTTAAAATAGTGTCGCCTTTTGTTAAATCCCCATTATCCAAGAAATCCCAAAGTTTGGTTGGCGTTGTATCGTTGTCGTATATAGCTAATGCGCTACCCGTTGACGTTCCGTTCCCTTTGATTAGTGTTGAACCTTGCAAAGATATATTTTCGATTCCTATCCTATTATAAGAACCTACTGAGAAATAAGAATTATACGGTCTGTCAAACCCTCTTTTAAAAACAGAAAAAACTTCGGCGTGTATGTCGTGAATTTGACCCGCAGCAACGTCGCCCGTTCCATTAACTGTCGTGTAGTACCTAACCCTATCCCCCTCTATCTGTAAGCCGTTGTCTCCAGTTTCTGAACCAATGTTGACAGTACTACTTTTTAAATATGTTGTAAGTCCTCCAAATCCTGAGTGGTTAACTCCGTTACTTTGAAAAACAACAGCAGAACCGTTTGTATTTCTATTAACCACAAAACCACTGCCACTATTTAATTTTAAAATAGCTGTGTTTGAATTTGCTGAATCGCTTATTTCTAAATCATTCCCGTCTAAATCAACCGTTCTATTCCCCGTTAATGTACCGTCAGCAGTATAGATTGAATCCCCTCCACCGATTGCACTGGTGTCAATTTCTACCGTACTAGCATCATTTAAAGTAAGTACTATTTTATTATTGATTTCATCATAAGCGCCACTACTAACAAACTTGTCAGGCGCAGAATTAATTGCAGTTGTTAAGTCTACACTATAAGCGCCTACCGTGTCAGTCCTGTCAAAGGTTATAATATTACCTGACAAAGTGGCAGAAGTTGTGTAATCGTTATCCCCACCAGTATCGAAGCCAGTAACTACTACGTCAACATTGTCATTCCTAGTTAGTGTTAATGTTCCGTTATCATATTCTCCACTTATTACA